TCTTGCCGAACTCGGCTTCGTATTCGTCTTTCTGGTAGTCGCGGACCACGTGGCCCCAGAGCGGATCGGTGCCATCTGGGCGTCTGACTGGGGAAAGATAGACGGAGAAGGGGTTCTCGATGGCCTCGATGCGCGGTTCCTGGTTGAAGCTGCGCTCGTTGACGTACTCAGTGGTGACGCGCCAGGGGCACCAGCCGATGCGCATCATCATGTCGTAACTCGAGTCGTAAGTGACGTCGGCGGTACTCACCACTTCGATGTGGCGGAGCACGCCCTGGTGGATCTTTGCGGCTTCTCGATCGGCACCGTTCCCGACTGGGGAAACCAGCATCGCCGGCCGGTGCTGGCGCTCCTCGCCGGTGTACTGGCGCAGGAAAGCCGGGGCGCGGTTGATCGTCAGGCAGGGTTTGCCCTCGATCTCACGGTTGGCCTTAACCGATTCGTCCCACTGTCCGGTGCCGATCGAGAAACGCAAGTCCTCGAGGCCCTGCCGCCGCGACTTCGACTCCGCCTCCGCCGTGATCCTGAAGCGCTTGAGCGAGGTTGTTATCTGTTCTTCGGCGGCTTCGAGCCGTTTGTTGCGTTTCTTTGATTTGCTGGAGAGTATTACAGGCATGAAGCCTAAAATCTGTTAATGAAGGCGCGCGAGATCATTTCCGGGTGGCCAAGGGGAAGATCGACGACAAGCTTTCAGTGGCATCTCGAGGATCTGCGCTTCTGGTTGCCCTTCGCTCCCTGGATGTTTCCCGACAAGCGGCTCGACATTCAGGATCAGATCCGCTACCACGATGGGCAGCAGCGCATGCTGCACAAATACTTCGAACTGTGGCGCGATCCGGTGGCGCAGAACGAATTGCTCGAGAGCCTGCAACATTGGCAGCGCTTCGTGCCCGCGAACCCCTGGCGCTTCTTAATTCCTATGCCGCAAGGTCCACCAGCCGCACGTCGTTCTCTTGGCAAAGCACCACGTTCCGCCCTCGCCCTGCAAAATCCGCGAACCAAGACTCCCAGTCCGAGTAGTGGCCAATCATCACGCGCGCTCCGGGGTGCAAAGAAGTCGGTTTGAAGATCAGCGGGTTCAGCATCCATGATTCGGTGTTGTTCCGCTTCTCTACCCACTTGCCCGGGCCCACTGCGATCACGGTGCCGATCCGCGTGGTGATCTCCCGGTTCTTGGCGACGTCGGGAACCACGAGCACCGCGCTCGGCGGGGTTTCATCGTCCAGTTCGACCACGATGTGATCGCCCAGCGGTCGAGTCTTCAGCGGATCGAACCACATGCCGCCGACCTGGGTGCGGTTGTTGCGCCAGGGCTCCTGGGTGACCGGGTCGTGCTTGATTTCTTCGCGGGATTTAGGCATCGTCCTCGACCTCCTTCGCCTGCCGCTCCAGCTCATCAGCCAGGCACGCCACAGTCGTCGGCTTGTCTTTGAAGCATTGGCGAAGGTATGCGGCACGCTTCCGCAACTTGTCGACTATTTCTTCGCGGGATTTAGGCATCAGCGTGCTCTCGCCGGGTGTGTCTTCCGGATGTGATCATTCATTTCGCCCGCTGCCAGGGTGCGCGCGGCCGCTCGATTTCCCATGCCGTACTTCGCCAGTTCGATGCGGAAGCTGCACTTCTCGCAGCCGAAGATCAGGCCGATCGGTTCGCGGAAGACGATGTAACCCTTCAGTCGCTCTCCGTGATCCGCACGTTCATGTCCGGCCCGCTCGGCAAGCTGAGTTCAGTCCTCAGGTCGGCGAGTTCCGTCATCCTGCCCAGTTCGAGAACATCGCGAGCGTGGCGCTCCGCCGCCTCAACCCACGTCTCACCGGGTCCTCGTACACATAAGGCGTCCTCGTGTAGGTAAGGCGTCACGCCAGATCCCCCAGGGTCTTCGTGGGTTTGATATAGCCCAGCGGCTTCGCCTTCTTCTTCACGAACGGAACCGCTGGGCCGGCGTGTTCTTCCGTGTCTTCCAACAGTACGCTCCGCTTGGGTTTCGCGCTCTTCTTCTTCGCGGCTTCGCTGTAGATCAGAGCCACATCAGCCTCACGAAGATCGAGGCCAGCAGCATTACCGCCGCCCAGCTCAAGATCACCAGCATGTGGAGACGCGACACTCTATTTCTCTTTGGCGCCGTCGCAGTCGCGGGAGTTGCCGAAGTAGGTGGAGGCTACGCCGCCGGAAGTGCGGACGCTCTTCGCCTTGTTGGTTTGCTCGGTCGAGATCGAGCGCGCGTTCTTCCATTTGCTGCCCTGCCCAGCTACGGGTGCGACAGCCTTGTGCGGTTTATCCAGTCCTGCGGTGGTCGAGGTGCGTGTGCTCATGGTTGCTAATTTCCCTTCCGTATTAGAATTTGCTTGCGCGGTGCTGATTTGGCAGCGTCGTACAACTGCTGCGCCCCCACGCGAAAGCTGGGGATAGTTTTGGGCAGGTCGCCCCTGTCCGCGCGTGAAACTCATCGCTTAATAAGCGAGAGCCCCAGAGCCGACAAATCGGCAAGCGCCGCGCTAGACCTCGTCTTCGGTTTCGGACTCTGGTTCGGCTTGCTTCGCGCTCGGTTTAGTGGGCGCAGCTGGCAGTCCTGCGTACTTGTCCAGATGGGCTTGAACGTGTTCGCCGCCTGGGCCGACACCTTTGTCGTTGAACTTCACTTCTTTGTCCTGCGAGGGGTAGTCGTGGCCTGAGTAAACGTGCTTGATGATGTGACCGCCGCCCAGCTGGGGATGGATCTCGAGGTGATCGAGCGTCTTCGGTGCGCGCTTCTTGCCGCCTTCAGCTACTGAAATGCTTGCCATCACTGAACTCCTTTGGACTCACTGATTACTCTTCCTGCCATCACGCCGGCGCCACGGATCGACAGCAGGCAGTTGGGGCAGATGCCGCGCATTAAATTCTTCTCGCCGATCCGGCGGTGACACCAGCCGCACTCAACCATCTCGACGAAGGGATCGATCAGGCGCACGTTCGGCTCACAATTGGCCGCGTCGACGATGTTCTCGATCAGGCGCTGAAAATTCTCCGGGGTGATGATCAGGGGCGCGTTCACTTGTCCAAACTCTCAAGCCGGAAATCTCTCTCTAACAGGGCGTTCAGTTCTTTCAAGAGTCGCTTGTCGCGTGGTTTCTTAGAGGCGCGTAAAGCCTCTCCAAGGCGCACCACTTCTGGGTACTTATCTAACCCATCCATCCGCCGTCTCCAGTTCGATCCCAGGCGCTCACCGGCGGTGGGTTCAAGTTCGGCATCAACTGCTTCACCACCGGCATGGCAAAGGTCAGCGCCAGCGCGTCGGCATCGTCGGGAGAGGCGGAGTCGACTCCCAGCTTCGACAGGCGCTTCTTCATCATGTCTTTGGGCTCGAGCTTCACCCGCTGGCCGTCGCCGATCAGCATGGGCTTGCCGAGGTCGGAGGCTAAACCTTGGTCGTTGTCGATCGCACCGGTGGCGCGCAGCCACTCTTTCATCTTTCCCCACATCTCATCTCTTCGATAGGTGTAGTGGATCTTATCGATGGCGTCGTGGCCGAAGTTGATCTCTTGGATGTTTGAGTGGCCCAAGGTCCGAATGCCGGCGACCACTGCACCGGCATTGCCGCCGACTCCGGAGCCGTCGACAAACATCATGGCTACCTTCTCGCCGTCGTAAGTCTTGGTGAGCACGTCGGTGATCTGCCCCACCATCACCGCGGCGTCGCGGGTGAACTCGCCCTTCACGCGGATGGGCGGAATACTTCGCGCGTCGTTGCCTTTGCGGAAGCGGATCACGTTGTCGTCTGATCCGCCCCAGGCGAAATCAACTCCTGCAATCAGCGCGTCGGTTGCGAGCGGGAGTACGGAGCGCTGCTGCGCGTTCGCAATGGTCTCGAGATCGATGAACTGACCGCTTCCACCCTTGGGATACAAACCGCGGGCGCGGATGCGGAAATAGTCTGCGTCTTCATCCCCGCCACATTCTTTCAGCCAGCTGGCGATCTCTTCCGGGTCGTGGCCTTCGACGGTGCGTGAGTCGAGGATGCGGGGGTGCCAGCGATCGCGCTGGGTGCCGAAGCAGGCGTCGAAGAAGGCGCCAGTGTTGAGCGTTGGGTTGCCGATCACGATGAAGATCTTCTCGGTGTCGGCGTCGGTGAGCGCTCCGGAAGCCACGCGATAGATCTCCTGTGGGATCGGGCTTGCTTCCTCGAAGCCGAAGAACATCCGTCTGCCGGCGTTGTGCTTGCCGGCGAAGGCCTGCGAGTTCTCCATCGACCAGGGCACGAAGTCGAGGCGCCAGGTGGACTCGTGGCGCGCGTCATCCGCTTTGATCGAAGATGTCTGCAGCTGAAACCAGTGGGAGTTGATGGCCAGGCGAAGCCAACGGCGGAATTCGGGTGAGGTGGTGGTGGTGAGCTGGCGGTCGGTGTTGGCGGTGATGCGCGCCATGGCATCGAGGTAGGTGGATTGACACCACCAGGCCATGAAAGCGAGCAAAGTGGTCTTGCCGGTGCCATGTCCGCTCGAGATGGCGCGGCGATAAGTCGAGTGGCGCGTTGCGGGATCCTGCAGCCAGGCGCCCAGGCGTTCGAGCTCCTCACACTGCCAGGTCCTGGGGCCTGAGAAGTTCGCGAGCTCGCCTTCGCCCCACGGAAATCCCCACAGCACGGCTCCGAGCGGGTCCCACCGGAATTCGGCGAGACGGTCGCGCAGGTCCTGCTCGGCGTCAACGCTTATAGAGTTTGTGGAGGCGTTCATCAGCTTTTTGCATGGCCAGGCGCATGCCGGCGCCGAGCTCGAGGGTGGCGTTCACTTCGAGAGGTTTGTCGTGCAAGTGGTTCACGGTGTCCATCGGGCGCCCGTAGGCTCGATCTTCGAGATAGCGGAGCAAGTTGGTGAGCGGGATGATCGAGAACTTGCCCTGGTAATCGGGGCCGTCGATTGCCCCCTTTTCCGCCTGTTTCCCGTCAAGTCCGAGGCGCCGTTTCTCGAGGTCGATCATGTCGAGCCAGAGCTGCTCGGCTTTCGCCTTGGCCAGAACTCGGCTGGCGCATGCCGCATTGGTCGGTCGTTCCTGCTTCTTCCGCCCTGCGCCTTGTCGTTTTCCGCCTCGCTCCGCCATTCAGCTCTGGTACTAATTCAAACAATCAAACCGAATCAAACCCCTATGGAAGCTAGCGCGGCACTGACTTTACCGTCGATCGCGGCCTTGTCCAGGTGCTCGTAGATTTTCAGTGAGTCCAAACTTTTGTGGCCGCTGCGATCCTGAAGCTCGTCCAGGTCCATCTTTGTACGGAGATAGGAGAGCATCGAGTGCTTCAGCGTGTGCGGGTGGCAGTGCAGCTCGGGCAAGCCGGCCGCTTCGCCGTAGGTGTGCATGCGCCGCTGGAAGGTCCGCGCCGAGATCGGGAACAGTCTTTGATTCGCCGGCGTGGAGCGGCACAATTCAATCAAGGCCTGGCGTTCATTAAGCAGCGGATTTCCATGTTCGATCAGCTCGTCTTCGACAGGGTTCGAATTCTTCAGACGCTTCACCACCAGCTTCGTCCCGATCACATTCGAAGCTCTCAGTCCCGGGTAGCGCGCCACGACTTTCTCGCCTGTTTTCTTGTTCTTCCATGACGCTATCCCTCCCACGACTTCGTGCGCCCGCAGCGCGTGCAGGAAAGCCACGCAACACATCAACCAGTCTCGCTGGCTGTGTTTCTTCGCTTCAGCCAGGAGAGCCAAAACCCCCTCGGGTTGGAACTTGTGAGGCAATTGAATAAATGCGAAAGAATCGAAAACAATCAAGTTCTGGCTAAGTCAAATAGACTCAGTCAAGGCGCGCAGCCCTCAGCGGAACAACCGATGCGCCCAGCTCCAGATCTCCGGCGCCTTGGTCAGCGCGGCGGTCACGATCGAGACGATGATCGAGTTCCGCAGCTTCAGGTTGAATACCTGGTGCTGCACCTGGCCGAGATCCTTCTGCACCCCTCGGATGTGATTCCCCTGGGCATTCACTGCACTCAGTAAGGCTTCCGGCTTCGCTCGATCTGGTCCCAGGTACTGGGCACGCCGATCGACCTGGTTCAGGGTCCCCAGGCGTTCGGCTCGATCGAGCACTGCTTGTGGTGCGGGAACTGTGGGAATCGTGCTCATAATGCAGCTAGGCCAGGGCTCGGATCGGAACTGCAGGGATGGACTGCAAATTGAACTTGGAGCGGTTCGAGACTGAGTAGGACCAGAGTCGCCGCGGAGTGTAGCCGTCCACCCAGTTCCCATCGCCTGCCATGGCGCACTCGTAGTGCAGCTTCTCGCCCAGGTTCTTCATGCGGGCGAAGGGGAGCAGGTTGCCGATCCCGAGCGGGCCGTCGAACGTGGCACACACATTTTGGGTGTGGAGCTTTGAGAACTGGAAGGCGCGGCCGTTGTCGACGAACTGGCCGAGCTTCAAGGCTTTCTGGATGTGCAGCGCGGCGCGGGAGAGGAGCTTTGCCGGGGGAGACGACCAGCGGTGCTGGCCTGCGTAGAAGCAGGGAACTAGATCAGTTGGAGGCATGAAAGGAAGGGGCGAAGCTGTGCCGGGAAAGGAGTGAGTTTTGAAAACGACCGGACCATCTACCGGGTATTGAGGTTCGCGCCCTACTTTAGGCCTTTTCGAGGGGTTGGGGGTAGGTTACGAAAGACGTGGATGGTTTACCTGAGCCTTTTGTCTACGAAGCGGTGGCGTTGAGCGAGAGCAGGCCGGGTCCCTGCCCTCCATCAGTCTGCACGTTTCTTGGCCTGAGCGGCCTACTTCCGTGTTTTGTCTACTGATTCTTTGATTTGCGCCTGCAGGCTGCCCGGAGCCGGTCTATCTGGATTTTCAAGGTCATCGACGGCATCGACGAGTTCCGCCAATCCCTCTTGTAGACTTCGCAACCCTTGCTCGATGAGCTTCTTGGCTTCTTCCGCGCTCATACTTTCGCCTCGCTCTTCTTTCGTTTCGACCATCTCGCCTGTGCGGCCTTACGCGCTGATTCCTTGAGCTGCTTCTTACTGAGTGCGGCGGCGCGGCCAAATCCGCCTGACCTGGCGACCCTCTGCTTGTATTCCTCGACGGTTTCACTCATGGAGCAACAGTAACAAAGAAATGCGTGCTAGGCAAGAAAAAGCTTGACATGCGTGCTAGGCAGGAATAGGATTGTTTCAGTAAGCGGATCGAGCGAGTGCTAGAACACTCACCCGACCCTAGCCACTCGCAGCCTTCTGAGGAGGCCACAAATGGATTCCCGCACTCTAGCACTCTT